ATGTTTGTGCATAATATTTAATATCTTCTTGCGATAATGGCATTGGTTTATTTTCATTATTCCCCATATATATCCTAAATATTATATTTTTTTATATTTAGTTAATACTGCGGGGATATACTCATAAAGTTGGCTGGTTTAGTTAATATATATAAGATTTTAATGATTTTTGCCATATAGTTGATGAAATATGTCGCGAATTAATTAAAGCGCTTTAATTAATGTCGTATTTCATTATAATATTCAGTCGTTTATACCTGAAAATGCGACATTTATTAACTAAACACATATAATATGTTTAGTTAATATCAGATTTATTAACTAAACGATGGGGGCGGATTATTTATTCGTATTCGTCCATGAAATGGTCGCGTGCTGCGCGTGCACTGCGATGATGGCGGCCTCCGCCACTCATCCCTGCTCCACTCATCCCTGCACCACTCATCCCCGCGCCCTTGTGTCGCATCATGTGCATACCTCGGCGTTTCATAATTGGATGAAGATTGTTAATGCCGTGACGCATTCCCGAGCCGATGATTTCCTTATCTAAATCATCTCGTGACATTACAGGCTCGCCAAATTCTGAATTCAGAACAGTGTTGTTCAGAAGCAAGCCAGTGTATGTGCTTGATATTCCATTCAAAGAGGTGACCAATATGCCGCTTGAAACCCATGCTACAATAGCTTCAGGTTGAATAGTTGCATTGCTTGTGTTCAATACACTAATTTTGAACCACACATTATACTGGCCCAAACTCGAGCTGGCCTGACCTGCTGGGAGCTGCATATCAAATGCAGGCCTCACCTTCACTGGGCAGGAAGGTAGAGCGATAATGTCTTGGCCGTAATTGGTTGAATTGAATGGGGAGGCAACTGTGGAGATGGCTTTTGATTTTGCACCTTGCCCGCTATACTCGAGCCATGCAGAATTTCCAAAATTGCGTTTTGTCATTTGGTACAAATCGTAAATTGTGGCTTGAGCCAGTGGTCCGTTATTTTGATTCCACGTGACGACAATTTTCTGAATTGGGAAAAAATTCATGTTATTTGCACTAGATTGTGAGGCTTGGGCTATACGAATGCCCAGATACATTTCCTCGGGAATACTTGAAATTTGAACCGCGCTAGTTGTGACGTCTCCCGTCGCGCCAGACGCAATAGTTCCGTTATTGGTATACGGGGTGATAGACTGCGTGATCGTGTAAAATGGCAATACATTAGTGGGTGGAAGTTTGGATAATTTGACTGGATCTAATTGATAATATTTGGCCATTAGTTGCATGGAAGAAATACCATTTAATTGAGTGCCGCCATATGGGGTGATTCCAGATACTTGTGATGTAATATATGGATTTTGCGTGCACCATACACGTCGTTGCGAGGCATCAAATGAATAATTTAATGTAAATTGTTGGATTCCAAACCATGCCGCAGACTCACGCTCTCCACAAATGGATAGCGGTGATAAACCGATTGCCGCAGGCTCAACAACAGATATGGCTATTGATACTTGGAAATATTCGCCAGCGGCTCCAGTCGCAATATTGGAATGGTCAACGGGGGTAGAACCTCCTGCAGTGGTATATCTATCAACTTGATAGACTGTGAGTGGATATGATGCACGAGGTGGGATTTTGCGTTCTGAAGTACCAAGGAAATCGCCGCATGCATTATTGATTGCACCCGCGCCATCTGCTTGATAAAAATAGGTATCCAAATAGTTTGGAGTCATTCCAGTGTAATAACTCAATGTGTCAATATCCATGGATTTTAATAACAATGGCAATACTTGCTGACTATTGATGGAATTTCCAACCTGATTGATTGACCAGTTGGCATTGACAATGCTCTGGTTAAAAGGGAACGCTTGGACGCAGATGCCCGAACTTGGGTCTAATCCGTATGTCACAGAAGTGACGCCCTGGGGCACACCTTTCAAAATAAAAGTGGTTGCAAGTGTTGCAGCAGCCATAATATCACGACCTAATCCAGTTTCATAAGAAGGAACCAAAAAAGTATTTTGCGAACTTGATTGATCAGCACTTTGGGATTTGTATTGCGACCATGAAGTATTGGCGCCCGATTCTACTGCAAAAACCAGCTTTGGAGTGACCTGTGAGACTGCGCTATCCTCTATTAACGCTGTGGAAAAAAAGTTGTTGGCTGGGCCAGACATTTCGTTTTAATATAAAATCAAAATAAAAAAACATTTTTCATATTTTGATTCAAAGTTCGCGCAATTTATTCCACACTATTCCACAAATTAAGGCACAAGGCTTTTTTTCTGAAACAAAGTCAATGTATTAAATGAGCACCCCGATCCTAGACGCACCGCATAGGTATTATTTAAACGATCCAAATATACTAATGACTGTTGAATTTCACGTAATGGACCACTTCCATTTAATGTAATCCATCTGTATTCAGCCGTTGGGCTATATAAAATAAAGTTCCCATCTTTATAATTTCCGCTGTCGCTTTGGAAATCGCTAATTAATGGGAGGGACAAATTTTGCGAGCCTTGAGTAAATGCAACGCCAGAATTCCATAAAACGGGCGGGGTGAATTGAGTTGCAACAATGGGCAATGTGGTTCCAATTGCCATTCCCATCACTGGATTCATTTGCGCAATAGTTGATGAGTCTTGCGTAATTTGTAAGGTATTTCTAACAGGGGCATAAAAAGGATATTGGATAACTGAACTAGATGATCCGTTTGCGCTTACTGTTAAGACTCTCATGTTTCTGCCTCCAACACTTGTCCCGTATGAATCCACATTAAATGCAAAAGAGGACATCAAACTAAAAAGCGCTTGATTAAAATAAATTCCAATATAATTGGTTTGAGTATCATCATATGCGCTATTGTCAAATGGGACATAAATATTGACTACCTCTTGCTCACTATTCCATGAAAATTCAGGCCAATAATTGCTCGGCATCGTTTGTCCTACAGCAATAAGTTGGGCGCTCAAATCTTGATAGCATGCTTCGCTAATAGTATTCAAATAAGCGACAAATATTTCATAAGAATAAACATTATAGTAGGAATTAGAATTATTGGCTTGTTGTCCTGATACTTTTGGAGGTGCAGGGAGAATGCTTGTTGATATTTGTGGCACATATTCAATATATTGCTGCGAATATAGAGTAACCCCACTAGGATCTGTATAATTAAAAGTCATTGAATATACTGTCAAATTTGGATCTGTTGTATTTAATTGTATTGTTGGAGAAAACACAGGCAAGTTGGTCGGGCCCGTATCCGCAAACCATCGAACTACGCTGCAGTGGTACAGAGATAAATCAGAAATGATTGGCTGATCAAATGATTTGGAGATAATTGCTTCAACTGGCGCGCTGCCCCCTTCACTCAGTTGATTTGTGATTGCCAATGCGAGATATAAAAAATCGGGGTTGGGATCATTTGCGTTTGAAGACGTTACATTAGACCTTGTAATTAATTGCTGCCGCTGCATCTTTATTTACAAATTCAATATATTATATAAAATGACAAAAAATATTTTGTATATTAGTATAATATATCAAAATCATGCCAAATTTCGGTCGTTTTCTTCCAGGCCAACATTCCAGTGATTATAAATTGCTGGGTGGTGTCCCTGATTACGGTGCTTATGTAATTGACGAACCTCTCGGATTATCTCATTCCCGTCGTTCTCGCCATTCTTCTCGTAAATCTGGAAGGGGTCGCGCCGTTTCTCGCCGTTCGCGTAGATCTCGCCATTCATCACATCGTTCTGGAGGTTCCCGTCGGTCGTCTCGTCATTCATCGCGTCGTTCTGGAGGTTCTCGCGCAGTTTCTCGCCATTCACGTCGGGCTCTATCATCACATCGTTCTGGAGGTTCCCGTCGTTCATCTCGCCATTCTCGCAAATCCCAGCGTAGCGTGAGATTTGGAGGTTCTCGTCATTCGTCCCGTCGTTCGTCTCGGCGTTCTCGTTCTATTAGAGGTGGTCGTAGTTTTGCCGCGCGTCTGCGATCTCGTGCTGAAAAAGCATTTAAACCTGTTGGCCGAGAACTCAAATCGGTTGCACAAGATGTTTATAATAGAGCAACCCCCATCGTTCATCAAGCATATAATGACTTGAAATCGCAAGCAGTCGGAGAATTAAAACGGGGTGTCGCCACTGGGTTGGCATCTCTTGCATCAGGTGCTGCTGCCTCGGGTGGTCGCCGTTATCGCAAAAAACGTTCTGCACGTGGTGGTGCTCGTTCGGTTAGAGGCGCCATGGTCTCCAAGTTGATGAGACAACATGGTATGGGTCTTGGAGAAGCTAGTCGCTACATTGCCGACCATAAAATGTATTAAAAAATCCTTATTAAAAATATGTTTTTGTATAATATAGTCACTAATGTCATATTACACAACAAGAACCGCATTATATCATCCAAATTCCCCATTATATGCGGCAAAGATAAAGGCCGATATTATTCGCAAACAAATCCGTGGCCTTCCTGCTCGTGAATTAATTGCATTGCCAAAATTGGAGGAATCATTTGCGCACAATTTCCAAATATTCACAAATAACCTTTATAAAATTCAACAGGATTTCGTATTGCTTACTTCTGTGGTCAATGTAATTCAACGGCAAGAGAACGGCGGACGTAATCCAATGAATAAAACACATCAAGAAATTGCAGAGGAAAATCTACGGTTCAAAAATAGATATAATCGTATTATTGGATCAGAACGCGAAAATATGCGACGTGAACAATTCGCACCATCTCGCGCATTATATAATGACGAATTTGGCATCAGTCCAGCCAGACCCGATTATTTTGGACAAAATAATCCCATGGTTGCTGGTCATGAATCTGAACTTCTAAGTCCCGACCAAGCTGCTGAAGCTGCGCAAATATTTAATATGCCCGACATTTATGCATCTGGAAGTGGCCGATCCCATCGCAGAACCCGACGGATTCAAGGTGGTGCAAATCCGCGAAGACGTGTCTCTATTCCATTTCCAGAATCAGATGAAGAAGAGGAAATGCCCGCATTAATTCCGATGGAAGAGGAGGAGGAAGAAGAAGACCCAAATTTACGAACACCCGAAGCTATAGAGCCACATAGTGGCATTGTATATCCTCGTAGTGATATTCGCTATTTCGCACAAAAATTTACGCCAGAACAGCGTGCGGCCGAAGAAGCAGCGAGTAGAGCCCGACAAGAGGCCGAAAGTGCCAGTCAATTTGCAAATAGACAACGATTGGAAAATATTGAAGCCCATGAAAGAGCAGAACGTCGTCCAACTGCCGAAAATATCAGAAAGGCCGAAGCTGCGGAGAAAAAAGACAGAGCCGCAGCCAAAAAAGCCGAGGCTGCGGAGAAAAAAGCCCGAGACCGTGTGTTTAATACTGTAATACATCAACATCATCATTATGCCACGAAAGAATATCACACCAAAGAAACAGCCGCACCCATCATTGAACGATATAAAATCGCGGATTTGCTCATAAAGATTACTAATGATTTGCGGTCGGTTGATGTGTATTATCGGCAAAATATTAAACGCGACATCAAATTCTCCAATCAGGGCGAAATCCTAAAATTGCAAGAAGCGCGTGATAATTTGGACAAAGCATTTCAAATGCTTTATCGTAAGCCCACGCCAAAACAAATGGAACGCGGAATTATATTGTCACCCTATCAATATATTACTGGAACGATTCAAGTGGAAGAGGGCCCCATTTTATGGGAACAATTAGTCGCCAATTTTGAATTTGTGCAGACTGATTTGAGCCTCATCATTCAATATCCCCGTAGAACATTTGAAAATCCCGATGACGATATTTTGCTGGAATAATAAATTTCTTATCTTTTAATAAATGGTCACAAATTTATTAAGAGAACGCAGGCCAAACGAATATCCGAGGCAAGCTCGTGAGGCATTTAATTATCTTACAATAAATGGAAAATATTATCATGTTGGAAGTGCACGATATGATGCTATACATTATGCATCCGATTATGACCTTCATGACTTAATAACACATACAAATGACAAATTGCACCCTATTGACTGGATTGTAAAGAAAATACAAGAAAAATATCTCAATTTAAAACCATATTCCTATATTACAGATTTTATATGTGGTGAGGATATACACCATGAACCTATTAAATGGTCGGAAAGGGAAATTTTAAAAGGGCACAAAAAGACAACTGGCGGATATACTGTTACATTGGCGCAATGTCTGATAACAAAAACACTAACACGATTAACCTATATCACACCAATAGATGGCATGTTTATGCAATTTGAAGAGCTATATTATATTAAAATTGGCAATATTACAAATTTTGATGATTCGTCCCATCCAATCCAAAATGTATTAAAATCATTAAAAGACGATGTAATCAAAAAATTAAATGCGGGCAATTATTACAAAGCAATAAAGCGATCATTTTCGTGGTATGCCTTAGCCGACCCCAAAAAGTATCATAACATATTAAAACATCAATTAGATTTTTTCAATAGTGAGGCAGGTCTCTTAAACAAAATACGGTCTGATTTAAATATAGTTCAATCAGTCGCGCATTTGGCACCATTACCAATCATAAAATATAATTTACATACTATTGCCAATCAGCTTCCCCCAAAATATAAATATCTAGATAAGTCTATAAGAAATGCTTACAAAGACAATGTCGGATTTTATTATATTACAAAAGAACTACTCAATAATATTAATGAGTTGGTGACAAAATTTGTCCATGATTATCCCGCGGCCATTCTCCCCCAATAAGTTTATCTCTATGTATTTCAATAATGATAAACTTTGAAGATGCAGGCGTTCCATTTGCTATTGTTCGCAGCAATGATGACCTCGTTGATGGTATTCGTTCCCGTTCAGGTAAGCAAAAATCGCCCATTGTATTATATGCCACACGAGAACCGCACCCCGAAGGCTTTGATTCAATTGACCTCGCTGATATGAAACTTAATGACCACTACCTTGAAATGATCCCCAATTTTGAATCACCCGAACGTACCTACCTCGCGGGGGCAACAGGATGCGGCAAAACATCAACCATTGTAAATCGCATGCTTGCATACAAGGAGTTCTTTCCAAATAACCCCATCTACTTTTTATCGTTGGTTGAACAGGATGATGTGCTGGATGATTGGGAGGATCTTTTTGAACGTATCCCCACCGATGAATCAATTATCGGGTCTCAGTTTGATATGGAACAGATGAGGGATTCACTCGTTGTTATGGATGATTGCGATGTGCACCCCGATCCCAAAATCCGCAAAGCATTGGATGCTCTTATGAATAATATTCTTGTTCGTGGTCGTCATTTCCGCATATCTCTTTATTGTGTGGGTCATGTTGTTTGCAATGGGGCTTCAACAAATCTCGCACTTACACAGGCCAGCGAAATCGTATTTTTCCCATTTCACATGGTCCCCGCCAAATTACGATATCTTGCAGAAAATCATATAGGATTGGGAAAAGAGCATTTGCGATATATAATGGGACATGAACCCATGTCAACTAGCATAACCTTAAAACGCGGTGCATCAGCTTTGCCCATTATTGTTGGAAATACCTTTGCTTTTATTGTAAAACCACAGTTTTAATTTACCAAAGATGTCAGCATTTTTTCCCGTTTGTTGGAAAGAAGGCCACCGAGGCCTACCAATGATGCCAGCATTGGCTGTATTCCTCCTATTGCTTGCATCTTTGGTTCCTCTCTACTGGGAGGTCTTGAATTATTTGGAATATTTGTTTATATCTTTGGTAATTATATTAAAAATCCCCAATACTTTTTAATATAAAATCTCATAAAGTCGGTTGGTATATTATTAGATTTTATGTTTATAGAATACGACTTTTTCCACACCATTAGCGTGTTGTGTAGTCATCACGCCTTTATAGCCTTTTTCTGCCAGTTTTTCGGGATTATATTGACGGAAACGATAAAAATGCGGGGTTTCATCAACCTTTTTATATACATATCCATTAGGTTTCAAATATTTGCCGATTGCGTCCTCAATTGTCCAACCTTTTTGCTTATCAAATATTACGGATTGAACTATATGATCCGACAGTTTTCTCATACAATATCCTAATATATTGATTTATTCACGTTTTTGTTGAATATGGGGGACTTTCTCATAAAGTAGGCTGGTCTAATTCTATGTCATGTTGGAATAAATGGCGGCGGGTTTCCGTTATTAATTTGCTGAAAAATCCGCGGCCTTGTATAAACTGTTTGGCCATCACCGCTGCATATAAATCCACGTCGGCCGATCCACCATCAAAATGTATTCCCCCCAATTCGCGCAATACATCGGCAAAATATCGGTCCGATGCTTGAATGCATTCATCGTAATTTGACGAACTCGTTTTGGCAAAAAAACATTTGCCGATTACATAGATTTTCCTACTATTTGGCGGGACCAATGTGCGCAATTGGTCAACTGGAATGGGGCGCTTTTCCCTTTCGTGTTGAGTATTGCCTGCCAACACATCGCCGAGACGCAAATGTATCACTGTTGACTCTGAAATCTCTGGGGGCAATAATGCCGCAAATCGTGGCAGTCGTCTTGAAATAATCTGGGCAATTGACGCGGCGCCGTTAGTGCATCCCAAATTAATATAATCGGCGCCAATTGAATCAGGATAATCTGTTACTAATTGCTGTTTCTCGCTTGCTGTGAGTGTTAATAGGCATAAATCGCCTAAACGATATGATGATATAGGGGCGGACATATTAATTTATAATATTAAATATTACTCTTTTTTAGAATACAATAAGGACTGTTTCACACTGTGACCCATTGCCCGCGACACTTTTTCAATATCTGCATATGTTGGCGTCTTGCCACTATAAAATTGTGTTAAATAAATATGGCGGTACATGTCAACGCTCACATGTTTGCCATCCCAAATTTCATTATTATAGACTACGATTTGCTGTGGGTTTAATTTATGCTGCGTGCTCCCAAAAAGAAGCCAATCAGTCGGATCAATTTTTATCCATTTTTTTATCAACCCGTTCAATTCCTTTGAAACATCAATCACAGTCAGCCCATAAACATTGGCTGTCTTATATTTGTTAAAATACAGTTTGCCGTCAGCATAATAATTATCAGTGCTTGGGTCATAATTGCGTACCTTTAATTCAGTGTAATCTAATGAACGGCGGGGAGGGACGCCGCCCGCACCCGACATCAATGCCATTATGAAAAACAATACAAGAAATTTCTCACGCGCCCGCTGTTCAAATATATGGCGCTCTTTGCGATCATTGAGCATACTCACCGCCATTTTTTTCATGGTCTCATATTTATTGCATACGACTGGCCATTCAACCCAATTCTCTTCCTGTTTGGCCGATTTGTTTTGTTCGCTGTTTTGTTTATTTACAGTGTTACAATCTTGCACCATTAGCGTGTGGTAGGCAGGTATGCCAGTTAATATATAAAGAGCCGATAAAGTGGTTTTGCGCTTATTAGGTGATACATCGGACAAATAGTCTAATACAGCCTTTGGGTTTGAAAATAAATGAGTATGATGCATATTATCGCCCATTTTGGTAAGCAGTGAGGCCAAGAGGCTAACATAAGTTTTAACGGTGTTTTCCTTGAGGGTGGGGCGGCGGTTTAAAATCATCGTCGCGAGCTCTTCTCTAGCAGACATTTTAGGAGATATATATTAACTAAAATATAATAAAGTCAAACTTTTTTATATTTTCAAATAGTATATGGAATATCCCGCAATTATCATTCATAAATATCAGGAACTTCTGGAAGAAGAAAAAAAGGCTCATGAAGTCACGCGGGCCCAAATATTGGAAAATACGCATAATTTATTTCACAGCTACACCGAAGAGGCGCAACGACTGCAAGAAGAAAATGAACGCTTAAGTAGCGCAGTGGATGCCGAAAGGCAAATGGCAAATAATGCATTGCGGGCCTATGCAAAATCGCAAAACGAGGTAGAAGAACTCAAAAAGGCACATTTATTTAGTAATATAAATGTTCGGTGTATTCTCAAAGATTTGATACGATTTACCCATGATCTGGGGGCCGATTTTGATATTGATATGGAAAATGTATATGATGAATTAGAGGCCGATGCCGACAAATCAGAGACCGAAGATGAAAGCGTCACCGATAGTGATGAGAGCCTCAATTTGGACAGTTTAGCCATTAATATGCCAGACTATAAAGATATTATTGATCAACAAATACAACCCGAAAAGCCCTATGCTATTTCCATGACTATGGAAGAAATTAAACAAATTAACCCGCCATATCAATTTAAAGATATGTCTTCCATTTGGGATATAGAAATTTTGCCTCCGTTGGGAACATATGAATATGAAAAAGTCAAATCATAAATATTGAAATGCTCATAAAGGATTTCAATATTATTGTAGCATGTGTTTGGTAACATAACCTGTCCATATTTGAGTATTGCCCCGTTCATTAATCATTAAAGTTGAATTTTCCAAAATAATAACCAATTCAACAAGTTCAGTAATTGGCTGGCATAATACTTTCACAAAAAAATTGCTTTGTTTAGAAACTCCATCTGTTTCACCGATTGCATTTGAGGGTATTTTGAAAATAGTCTCTTTATAAAAGTCGCCATTTAATTGCCCGTTATAATGCTCATAAAGTATTGATATTTGATAATTGGCTAAAAAAGTTCTGGTATTAAAAGTGAGCTCAATTGATGACAATGGCAATATTTGTCCCATTTCTGTTCGCATATATACATATATGTTTTTGGGAATTACACTAATTGCAAAATTTAATGATTTCATTGAATATGATGCCCCTGTGGAATTTGTCAGATAATATTGATAGGTTGAAAAATTAAGTTGATTCTTGATTGGTATTTTCTCCATTTGAACTGGTGTCGGATATAACATTTTTATATGGAATACCGCATCACGCAATATGCCACATTCAATAGATACCAAATTATCGCGATCTTGCAATATTTCTCTAATTTTTGGTTTTGCATTTTCCATATTCAAAAAATAATTAAAATTCATAGACCGAATATATGTTAATGCTTTTCTATTTTTATCATTCATAAATGGCCCAATATTTAATATTTCATTAAAATTGGTCACAATTGTATATGTATGTATATTTGATTTCACATCATGATCAATCACTAAAGCTGTCGTTTCTGACAATTCAGTTGGCAATACTGGGCCAATATATTTATTACAAAATTGCATAGACACGCAATTAATTTGGACATTAACATTTTCAAATAAATCCGATAAAGATATTGCTTTAAAAGCGCGCATTAACGTTTGTTTTGATATTGGGACATTTGACATGACTTTCCATTCAGTCATAGCCTTTTGATAAATGACAGGATCAATAATAGTATTATATGTTGGAATTACTATATTATAAAATAAGTCTTTGTGTGTGCATATATCTGCTTTATAGATCATATGAGCCTGCTGTTCAGCGGGACATATTTGTTGTTGTGGCGTCTTCTCCATAACGCTTTCAATTAACGGATCGTCAATTTTCACAATATCAATGGAAGGCGTCTCAAAAGAAGGGGCAGGTAATAATCTCTTCGGTCCCATCCCAATTACCTTCAAATATGCTCTAAAGAGCTGACATGGCCATTTCCAAAAAGCAAATAGCGACATTTAGTTAATATAATTAACTAAATATTATATTTAACGGACTCCGTGTTTATAATACCCCACATTAATAGCATTTCGCTTTTTCGCGTCATCTAAAATGTCATACCATTGTTTTTCTGAAACTGTAAGACGACCATATTCGTCTATTAAATCTTCCCTCAATATGCGCAATTCCCGAATCTCCTCATCGCTATCTACGTGTGGCACCATTGATAATGATTTCAAACGGTCTTCATAATGTTTCAATAACTCACGTATTTGCATTCGTCGTACAGTTATTCCATGTAAAATTTCGTTAATTTTAGATTCCATATAAAATTAATGAAGAAATTAAAAAAATCTATATTCGGGGATGTAGAAGCGACCATAGCTTGTGACTCCCCCGCTAACTATGTAAAATATTATTTTTATATTGTTTTCAGTCTACGCACAAACAGGCTTCCGTATCTTTTGCAAATAAAAGGTGGATAATTCCGTGGGTTGCTGTGGGAAGCCTACAATATATACTGGTATTTTATCTTTAACCCCTTTTGCGCCCTTTTCTCATAAAGGTGGTTGGTTATATATGGGAATATTATTTTTATGCTATTTTATTTATATGCACGGGTATAAACAAATTCTGCGGCGTCATGGTCTGCTCAAATTGCGCGGCGGGTCCGTGCCTCCGCCATATCCCCCTTCAATTGGCCCCGAAATATCTGCGTCCGAAATGAGATGGCGCATCAGACAGAATGATATTGCTAGGGCGCGCGCTGAATTGGAAAACCTCGCCCAACGTATTTATCGTCTCCAACTCCTGCGCGAAGACAGGCAGCGAGACATTGATGATGACCGCCGAGAAGGAATAGAGGTTGACGCCGAAGATATTGAAGCCCTTCGTCATCTTGATGGCGCCATTCGCCGTTACAGTGTCCAATACTTTGAATTACGAACCACATTTGAAGACCAATACGGCGAAGAATTTTAATTTACCAAAGATGTCAGCATTTTTTTCCATTTGTTGGAAAGAATGCCACCGAGGCGTGCCAAAGATGCCAACAATAGGGGGAATACAGCCAATGCTGACATCTTTGGTTCCTCTCTACTGGGAGGTCTTAAATTATTCGGAATATTTGTTTATATCTTTGGTAAAATTGACATTTAAATATACAATCTCTTTCTGACCATCAGTCCGTTCAAATAGACACTGTTCAATTAAATTTCGGAAATCTTCATCATTTAAACTCATTAAACCACGTTTCACATCATCAATTGTGCACTTATCCATATATATTAACAATTTTTTAATTTTTAATATATTAAAATTCCCAAATCCTTTTTACTGATCCAACTCATAAAGTGGTTGGGTTATATTTGGGATTTTATTAATTGACAAATCCCAATGTCTTTCGGGTCATGCGATTTGGCATGTCTGGCATAACTATCAATTTTTTGATATTTGCCACATAAAGGGCATCGTAGCCGCTCATGTTTAATCTCCATTGCCAATTTAATCAACGCCATTATAAATTCGGCATTATAAATAATGCTGTAATTACTATTTATGTAAACTTTTATATCAAATGAGGGATCCCCTGCAGCCAATGCCTTGGCTTCTTTATTAATTTTATGATACAAATTGGTCCGATTCCATTTATTTAACATTACCATATCAAACATACTCTCATATGTCCTTATTTCATATCCCAATTTAGTAATTGGCACAGATTTGAACAATTTGGCTTTATCATCATATAACTTCTTTTGCTTTGGTGTCAACCGTGCGACCAATAATTTGACGGGCATATTATATAACCATTTATATGTCTTTTGTCGGGTTTCTTCCAAAGCAAGGGGTTCATCCATTGCATCATTATATTCGTCCGTCTCTTCGGGTTCATCGGGATACTCTTCGGGTTCTTGCTCGTCATCCTCGTCATCCTCGTCATCCTCGTCAATTTTAATAACAACTTTTTTATGTTGTTTATGTTGCTTTTCCTCTTTATTGACAAATGCAACCACTTCGGGCTGTTTTGCCATGAGTGACGCATATTCGTCAGCGGTTATATAATCATATGGAAATGGATAATCGCCTTCAAACTGTTTTTCAAATAGGTTGAATAATTCGCGGGGCAATGGCACCCATTCTGAGTTTTCATTATAACGGATATAGTATGTTGACATCTTTGGTAATCTTGTTATATAATATATAAATATTATCTTTAACCCCTTTTCATCACAAAGATGCCAACATCGGAGGGGGGGAAGGGTAATTTAGATATTCCTTAATTACCAAAGATGCCAACATAGGAGGAGGGGGAAGGGTAATTTATATATTCCTAAATTACCAAAGATGCCAGCATTTTCATAAACATGCCAACCATGGCCGCATTTTCAGGTTTTTAATATTAATTGAAATTCTATTAAAATCTCATAAAATTTATGTATTTTCCTAATTTACCAAAGATGCAAACAAATTTTCCCATTTTTTGGAAAGTTGGCCCCTGAGGCGTACCAAAGATGCGGCCAGTGTATGTATCTTTGGTGTTTGCATCTTTGGTTCGCCCCGACTGGGGACTTTCTCATTTTATGGAATTTTTGTATACATCTTTGGTAAATTGGTATTTATATGTTTTTAATAATATTTTTAATTGAATTTCTAACAATAACCCAATTTCTTTATAATTACCAAAATGACAAATCACGTTCATCCTAAACATGCCAACAACTTTATGAATTCGGACCACATTTTGTCAATTTGGAATCATTGAAAATCCCATCATATTTTTTATAGAATACATAATAATATAATAGGATTTCCTATCATATTAATAATCAAATGAACCCAACCACCTTTATGAGGATACGGCGGTAGGTAGTTCGGCAGCGGCGGTATTTGCAGCGGCGGTATTTGCAGCGCGAAGGGCTGCGGTTCGTTTGGCCATTGACGCCTTAATTATATTATTATGATATGCACGATATTCTGGATTTTCCATGCGTTTTTTGCTATTAACCCCCCGTTTTGTGACTGCAATTGGGGACAGTTTATTTAAAGTGGCATGTAATTCTGTAATCCAATAATATTCGCGCTGACGTGCTTCTTCTGAATTATTACACGGGAAATTTTCAACGAGGATCATGTCCCAATTATCCCAGCCGCCATGCTCACGAATAAATTGATATTTATAATAATTATAACTGAGATTATTGCGATTATTGCAATTCGTGTTATGGTTATATTTTCGCTCAACCATATGGGTCGTTGACCCAATATAAATGTCGGTTACAGTCGTATCCTTGCAACATAATTTATATATTTTGGTGTTATTGTAGTCTTTTGGGAGACGAGGCATTCAAGGGATTCTATAACATTCTATAACATTTTAAAATATGCTAAAATAACGCAATTAAGCCACCCCACCGAGCTATATTTAGTTAAATGTGGAAATGTGTTGAAATTTGTGGAAGCAGGGCTTATTTTTTTCACATTTTCGGCCGATTTTTTCCACATTGTTTTAACAAATTGTCCACATATTTCCACATTTTAAAAATATTGGGGATTTGTATGAGTGACGACGACACCGACAAACCATATCCAGACATATTCCTGCCCCGCGTAATCACAGAACGCGCCCCAAAGCGTGCGGCCACACCTGCAAAAGTTGCAAAACCAGATGACAGCAAATTGACACCACAACAGCTCGGCAAGGTGCAAGCAATCCGTAATGCAAAAGAGGCGAAAAAGGTGGCCAAATTAAAAGATGATAATAGCGCTGTATCAGAGCGCGCCGAGTATTATCATATGCGATATCTTAAAAAGAAGCTGGAGAGCGGTGCAATTGAAAAGGCCAAACCCCCCGATATTAAAACACAGATAAAATCCATTGCAGACGCGAAATTGTATGAGCAAGTTGAAGAATTAGAGGACAAACTCGCCGAATTGACCGAGAAATTGGAGACCATTACCAAAGATTATGAACACAAATTAGATGACGTATATGGTCAGTTGGATAAATCGGAGGACGACCGCAATATTTATATTGATGCCATTTTCCGACTATATAAAAATGACAAAGTCAGCCATGGCATAGAGGCCATCCAAGATCGCACCGAACGATTTCGCGATGAGGTGGAAAACTGGAAAACGATGACCAAAGAAGACCGCAAACGATTTATAGTCAATAGCTTGATAAATGGGGTCTAATAACCCCCAATATATAACCAACCCACTTTATGAGTAAGTCCCCCAATGATTTTAAATAATCTAGGAAGATTATATGTCGGACAATAAAATCGCCATATTAATGCCCATTTTTAATGGATTGGAATTTGCAGAAGAATCCATATTATCGGTATATGCACAAACAATACCGCGAGCACTATGGAAACTCTTCATTATTGTAAATGGATATCCTGAAGAAGAATGCGATGAGGTAGTTCGTAAATTAATTAAAATAACCGACAAATATGGGGCCGAACAGGTTTATTATATTGGTTGTTTTGAACAATTTGAACAGGGTCGCAAAGGCGTGGCCAACTCATTAAATTATGCATTGCGAACTCATATTGATGGCGAAAAATACCCATTAATTGCATTATTGGACGTAGACGATAAATGGGCACCCCATAAATTAGAAAAGCAATTAAAATATGCTGACCGATTTGATGTGATTGGGACAACCTGTAAATATTTTGGCGATAGTGATGCCAGCCCATATATTCCAGTAGGCGACATCAAATATTTTCAATTTTTAAAATCAAATCCTATTATTAATTCGTCGGCACTTATTCGCAGATATACACATGCACATATTCATTGGGATCCAGAATGGGAGGGAATCCAAGATTATGAGTTATGGCTGCGTTTGCGGTGTAACCCAGATATGCGATTTTACAATATAGATGACCCTCTTACATTTCACCGAATACATGGGAATTCTTATGGAAATAAATGCAATCAACAAGAAAGGGTCCGCGCCCTTGTGGCCAAATATTCAGACAAATTAATTGGCGGAGACACCAAAAAATGAACCCCTTTAAAAAATTAGAATAATATATAAAAAAATGTATTTTATTCTATTAGATTATGGCCGCAAAGACACGCAGCCAGAAAATTACTGTATGATAGTAGCCGCACACATGACCCGCACAACTGCGGAGGAGGCAATGGCCAAATATTGCCAACACTTTTCGTTACTATCATTTCTAATATTGCGCGAATTAATACCACAAACGGGTTACGATAATGTTTATGAGCAAGACAACGATATTATTGACCAATTTTATTACAAATTCCATATACAATATTATGGCGGACCGATGCCATTTAAATGTGATCTCCCACCAATGGATGACGAATCGCCAACCCCATCAATTGAATCAATTGACGTAGCCACTTTATGAGCAAACCCCCCAATTTTTTCGTCTATTGATACAATATGGAAAAAGAATTTCGGAAAGGAAAAGAACACAAAAAAAAGATGGAATGGTATAAACACGAATTGGCGAAAGAGGGGACCAAACAGGACATCCAAAGCATATTAGCCCCCTTTTTGGGAGACAAGGTTAAGGATATTTTTGTGGAATATCCAGACTTGAAAAATTACATGAATTTGGATGAATTGCTGCCCAATCGCGATTTTGATTGTAAAGTGATTTTGATTGAAAATAACCGCGATATTTATTATAGTGGTGGCACGAAACACGAAGAGATCAGCGGGCACTGGACATGCATAATTCGTCAACCCAATGACCAATTTTCATATTATGATTCGTTCGGGTTGCGTTGGGACCAAGAATTCCGATATATCCCCGAAACAGTTCAATGCGAATTACATGAACGCGAACACTTTTTGAGTGAAATCATTCGGGCATCACCAGAATATAATGTAAAATGGTCGGATGTTCAAATGCAATATGATTCGCCAGATATTTCTACATGCTGGCGCCATGTTGCAATTCGGATAATTTATGCAAAAATTGGAATGACAAACGAGCAATACGAGGATAAAATGCTTGAATTGCAAGATATGACGCCAGATATTCCTAGTGACGTTATCATTGTAAATATGACAAAAGATTTTTTTATTCATTAATAATAACAGACTGTCGTATTAATGAGTACAGTATCAAATTATGTTATAAATCAACGACTAACATATTTAACTTCGCAATTAGCATCACATGGAACTGGGCCGACTGGACCCACAGGCTCGGCAGGTAGTGGTGCGACGGGGCCAACAGGTGCTGCTGGATCAATAGGAGCTACGGGGAGCACTGGGCCGACTGGTGCAGCTGGATCAGCTGGATCAATCGGTGCGACTGGTTACACTGGGCCGACTGGGCCACAAGGATTGCAAGGAGTCACTGGTTACACTGGGCCGACTGGGCCACAAGGATTGCAAGGAGTCACAGGTTACACTGGGCCAACGGGGCAGCAAGGGGTTATAGGACCGACTGGGCCCCAACCATTTCCAAACGGCACAAATTATGCAGATTATCCATATTGGAATACCAACACAAGTCCTGCCCAGTGGTCTATTGGTGACACACGAGTTGTGATGGGATTCAATGCGGGCAAATCATCGGCTAATACCTATGCAGTTGATATTGGCTATAATGCTG